CCTCCCTGAGATAGCCGGGATGCTGTGACCAGCTGCATAGCTGGATATAGAGCAGTTCCCAGAGGCCCATTGCTTAGAAGTGATCCACGAGGCCGGGGACCGAGTACATGGGCAGAGGACGCGCCGCCTTGTTGCGGAAGAACGCGTCTAGCACGAACTGCTGCCCGGTCTGTTCCGTGGTGGCGATGATCCGATTGACCGGAGGCTCGTCACGGATGAACGCGTCAGACAGCGTAGGACGCGCCGTAAAGTGCTGCGCGAGGTGCCAGACGTCGAGGGGGGCCGGGTCGGTCGATCGCAGGAGGCCGGTGATCTCCGAGGGCTTGTAGCGGTATTCCGCCCAGCGCTCTTGATAGCCGAACACTTCCTCGTCGGCTGCTGTGCCGTCGCAGTAGATTTCGCGGGAGAGAACAGCCTGTTCCCCGAGCATGGCAAAGACGGGCCAGTAGAAGTCGTACCGGCTCTGCCGGGACCACATGCGGCGGAGGCCCTGCTGATAGGTGAGGTCTGCCCGAACGGAGACCATGCCGATAACGTGGCCGTGTTCCGTGAAGGCCTGAGTGAAGCCGTGGCCGTGGGCGACCGCCTGGCCGAAAGCGGCGAGATTGCCCTGGGGGGTTCCGGTCGCATCCGTCGGGGCCGTCTGTGCGACGGGGTTGATGGAAATTGGGGTCATGCCGCCGCCGAGGTATTCCGGGCGCTGGAGGCGGGCATCGGGGCTGATAACGCCGAAGTGAGACTTGACCAGTTCGATATAGCGGGTGCCGCCTCGAGCATCGCGCTCGAGGAGCTTCTGAATCTGGAAGGCCTGCCGAATCTGGTTGATGGTCGCAGCCGTGGCCGACGAGAGGTCGGTGATTAGCTGCGGGTCGGACCATTTCATGTCCGTAAGGTTGGGCGTATTGACTTCAGTGCGGATGTCATCGTCTGCCGACTTTGACTGGAGCTTCGTGATAGTTCCGCCGAAGTTGAACGTGGGCACGCCGGTGCCGAGGGAGTCCGAGATAACCGGGGCGCTGCCGCCCAGCGGAAGCTGGACGGATTCGCCTTTCTGGACCCACGGCAGGCAGGACGTGAAGTAGTCATGACGCTTGCCGCGTCGAGTCTTATACAGTTCCGTGGTCGTGTCGGGGCCGTCGCCGGTCGAGATAACGCGGGGAATCTGGATATTCTGGTCCCTGAACCATTCGTTCCAGATGAGGTTGTAGGCCCGGATGGGCAGGGCCGAGTGCTTGACCGTGGCGCCGGAGGAGAGCTGGCCGACCGTGGGAAGGCCGAAATGATCGCCCAGAGTTTTGGCAGCGTAGCCGCCAGCCGGCGTAGTCATCCACGGGACGACGTAATCGGTAGAGTCGTCGGGAGAGGCTCGCTCTCCGCAGAACTTCTGCCAGTTGTCCCAGACGAGGCGGTTAGGGACGAAGAAGAAGAAGCTTTCGAGGTAAAGATTGTCGATGATCGGAACGATTGGGGTAGCAAGGCGGGCAAACATGGTCGCCTTAAGGTTGAAGGTGTCGCCGGGAAGGACCTCTTCACAGTAGACGGGAATGAGGTAACCGGCGTCGAAAGTCGTTTTGTGGGCATTCTCGATCCTGATGGACGAGCGCGGGACGTCAGCCCGCGGGACCATGGAAAACTGATGGGCGTTGACCGATTTGTTGCGATGCATGGCGGAGGGTTCCTATTGAGTTGAAAAGAGGGCCGGTGACAGTCCCGGCCCAACCACCCGAGGGAGACTAGGCGGTGATGCGGAGGTCTTTACCGACGGCGACCTGTTCGGGTCGCTTGAGCAAGTCGAATTCCCCGGCTTCATCGTTGAAGGTGCCGAGGTAATACAGGTCGAAGTCCTCAGGGTGCTTGTTGAGGTTGTTGCCGTTGTTGTTGTTGATTTCATCGCCGAAGGAGCGGATTGCCGCGCCCGTCGAGGCGGTGAAGATGGGCTGGCCGAATACGTCGGCTGCACGGTCACGGATGGCGAGAATCTTATAGATCATGTGATTGTCTCGATTTGTTGAATTTGGCTTTTGCGTAATGAAGTTGCTCGCGGACGGCAAGGCGCTCGCGAGTAGAGTTTTCGAGGTGTTTGATTGCTTTCTGGGTCCTCCCAAGTTTTGAGTCGGTGAATTCGTCAGGGTGCAGGGATTCAAACAGGGAATCGAAATAGGCTGGGATCTTGAGTTTGTGCTGTCCGAGGTGGACGGCTCCATGTGTGTACACCTCGGGCCAGTATTTGGTGAACCAGTCCCGCCCGATGCCGGGGCGGAGGGACATTTTGGCGTACTCGGGTTTTCGTTGATGGATTTCCCCGGTTGAGGGGTCGACGAAGGAATAGGTGCGCTCGGCGAGTTCTCCATTGAGGGTCTTGCAGACGTAGGAGGCGCAGTAGCGTGCGGTGGCGAAGGTGAAGTCTCCGAGGGAGTGGTGGCCTTTACCCCATGCCGCAGCGATGGCGGGGGAGTGATAGACGAGATGCTTAGAGCGCACGCTGTTAGACCGTACACGGTCAGCAAAAGCGGGGCCGAAAATAAGGGCGTGGTAATGCGGGCGAAGCGTGTTTTCGCCGTACTCGCCGCACATGAAGAACCTAAACGGTCCGATGCGCTTGCGTAGACGCTTGGCAAAGAGCTGCCAGTCAGCGTGCGAGAGGCTGTGATTTTCGGGGAGGTGGTCATTGTCATAGGTGAGCGTGATAAACGAAGAATATTCGTGGAGCTGGCTCTCCGCCCAGCAGCGGAAGGCCCAGCCCTCGCGCCGTTCGGCGCGGCACCCTATGCACTGACCACAGGGAAGCGTGATTTCCCGATGGTTGGCAAGTTCGCGAAAAACGATCCTGCCACCATCGAGAGGTTTCCACGCTGTGAGGGGCTTGTAGCAAGCCACAGAGCGGCTTTACAGCCGGTAGCCGCCGCGCATGATGGTGCGAGGCGGAGCGTTAACGATCTTGGTCCGGGCATTGGTCTGCCGGAATTTGCGGGCAGAGCTGGACTTGTTGACGGAGTGTCGGCGGGCCATTGAATGTCTCCAGAGGTTTTGCAAGGGGCCGGACGAAGAGTAACGGAGGTTTGGCGAATCCCGCAAGGCGGGATTCTCAGAGGGGGGGACACCTGATAAGGTGTCACTGGGTAGGTACAGTATCAAGTAGAGGACCTACCCTTTACGTTGAAACGCCCACCGGAGGGGGCGTGTTTCGGATCGCGGACCGATTTTTTTCCATTGAGGAATTGACAATGCAGAGAGATTCTGATTGCAGAGTTGCCAAGACGCCGGACGAGTTCCGGGCGGCTTGGAGTTGGCACATTGGACAGTTGCAGTTGCTGGCGTTGAAGGCTGATGTAACGTTTGAAGATTGGAGTGAGGTTCGCAGAAGGTTGGATAGTTGGTTGAATGATGCGGTAGCGAAGGCGGAGCTGGAGCGTTTGGAGTAGCTGCAAAGGTGGGCAGCTGAAAGAGAGAGGGGGCCGAAAGGCCCCCTCTTTTTTAGGCAGTCGGAGCTGCCGGGATTGGGATATGTGCCGGTTTGTCGAATAGACCGAGTTCGGTTAATTCGGCTTTGTTGGCAGGGTTTGCCACGTACTCGATAAATGCCTGAGGGTCATTGTTGAGTTTGCCGCGCAGGGACGCGGGGAGCTTGGAGAACGACTCTTCCGCAGAGCGGACCGCATCGAGGGCCGTGCGGTAGTCGTTGATGGAGTCGAAGTCTCCATAGCTGGGGAGTCGGATGCCGGTAGGCAGTCGACCCGTGACGCCGAAGGCTTTGACGATGTTGTTTATATCGGCCTCTTCCTTTTGCGACTGAACCGCGAGGGAAGGGCCGAACGTGCCGAGGCCGTTGGCGACGGAATGGGCTTTGCGGTCGAAGCCCGCATTGATGATTGCTGGCATGGCTGGGTTTCCTTTACTTGATGAGCTGTTTAATTTTCTGGATCCAGACGGCGGACTGTCCGGCGTTGTCCCAGAACTTGGAGTCTGCCTCTTTTTCAGAGAGGCCGAGTTTGGTTGCTTCGGTGACGAAGCGTTTGTACTGGATTTCGAGTGCATCTAGAGCGGCCTTTTGCTGGGCGTTGAGGTCTGCGTAGGAGTGTGCCACGCGAAGTATGCCTTCAGATAGGCCGGCCGATTTGCTTTCCGCAATGGCTTTGACGGTGCCGGCGACGAGCTGCTCGTAATTTTGGTGAGCGGTGGACGCGGCGTAAGGGAGGCCGTAGGACTTAATTTGGGTGTCCTGTTGGGTTGCTGCTGCTGCTGCGTCCTGAGCTCTGGCGGTTGCCTGAGCTGCGCCCGCTTGCTCGTTTTTGAGGTTTGAGTCGAAACCCAGATTCGTGATTTGGGCATCAATGAGTTTCCGCTGTTGCATGGCTTGGAAAGCCGAAGAACCGGCGGAGACTGCGGCTTCGCCGGGATTCGGGAATTGCGGTTGCGGGACGCTTGGAGCGCCCTGCGAGACCGCGAGCATGGGATTGAGACCGGCTTTTTGCAGGTCCTTTACCTGCCATTGGTACCGGTGTTTGTAGTTTTCTTTGGCGGCAGCTGCGGAGCGTGAACCGCTCCAGAGGGAGCCTCCGGCTCCGATTGCTGCTGCGCCGATGGTTGCGCCTGCGACGAGTGCCATTTTTGGGCTTCCTGTAGGTAGTAGTCGGTAAGACGGCAGAGATACTCAGCGGAGGGGGCTTGCGCCCCCTCCCTGAGATAGCCGGGATGCTGTGACCAGCTGCATAGCTGGATATAGAGCAGTTCCCAGAGGCCCATTGCTTAGAAGTGATCCACGAGGCCGG